GGCTTCGAGTTCTACGAACAGCAGAAGGGCGCAATCAGCATCGACGTTCCTTCGACGCTTGGCCGCACCATCGCCTTCCGTGGCTACGCAGCCGCGTTCATGGCCGATGCGACCAAGTTCGTCAAGGTTCTTGTCGCCTAACTAAGTCCTCCTCCAAGGCTGCTAACGATGGCTGCATTGACCGTCACCCATAAACAGGTGACGTCAAATGTGGCCATCGTTCAGCTTTTACAGGAACATCAGCTACAGATCGGTCAATCGTTCACCCTGTCCGGGATGGGCGCGCCTTGGAATGGCACGTTCGTCGTTACTGGGCTTCCCAACTATGAGCTCATCGACCTCAGTGACCAGGGTGACCCGATCTACAACATCGATGGCCCGATCATTCTCGGGCAGGTCCAATTCGCGCTGACCACCGCCGACGTCATCCGTCAGGCAACCACAGGCACCCTGAATTACACGATCAGCTGCACTTGGTCGACCCTGGCACAGCTGGAGGACTACCTCGGAATTACGTTTACCAACCCGAGCACCGACTACGACCGTGCCACGTTCGCTGTCAACGCCGCCAACGCATTCGCGTACCGTCGCCGCCAAGAATCTGGCTACTTTGATGCCAGCCTCAGCACCGCGCCCAGCGCCGACGTCCTGCTTGGCACGATCATGTACGCCGCGGCCCTGTACCGCGAAGCAGGCTCGATCGATCAGTTTGCCTCGTTTGACCCACTGGCCACAGGCGCCCCGGTGGGCGGCAGCTTCGGTCAAATTCTGCGCCTGATGGGCTGCAACCGTCCCCAGGTGGCGTAATGCCCGACAATATGTTTAACCAGGGCTATGACGACCTGGTGACCAAGCTAGGCACAGCCACTGGGCTGACGATCGTTGACGATCCGCGCAACATCAACCCGCCATGCATTCTGCTGCAAGCACCATCGTTTCAAATGCACACCAACGTCGTTGCAGAAATGCAATTTCAGCTGACGGTCATCGGCTTCGGGCCAGGGAACCGCAACGCACTAAAACAGCTGCTCGAATTGGCCGACAAGATACGCGAGACAAAACTGGGCTTGACGGTGGGTCGTCCGGTCGTGCAGCAGATCGGCGGCGCCGAGTACCCCGCCTACGAGCTGAGCATTAGCACCAAAGTCGGACCATAGCCCTACTAGAATGCCCACAGGCTGGCAGCAAGCCTCAACGAACAGGAGCGCGCTACATGGCCAACGCAACGACATACCTCGCATCCCCCACGTTCGGCATCGGTGCCAACCTTGCCGGCATCAAAGACTTGACCGACCAGTGCAAGTCGGTCGTCATCACCAAGTCGCGTGAAGCGCTCGACAGCACCAGCTTCGGCAACACGGGCCGTCAGTACGTCGGCGGACTCACCAACGTGACCGTCACCGCCACGTTGCTCATGGAATACTCGTCATCGCCCGGCACATACGTTGACTTGACGTCGCTCGTCGGCACCAACGTGTACGTCGCAGTGAAGCCAACATCGGGAGCCATCAGCACCACCAACCCCGAATTCCAGATCACGGGCGGCTACCTGGAAAGCCTTGACCTCGTCAACGCCACGCTTGGCGAATTGTCCGAAGTTGAGATCACCATCACTGGTGGCGTGCTGGTTGAGGACACCACGGCGTGAAACTGAACATTCAGGTGGCGTACCTTCTCCCTTCGGGTCAGAAGGTGAATGAAACAGTGACCACAACGATTGCAACTGTGGCTGCATGGGAGCGCAAATTTAAGCGCCGCGTCTCCGATATGCAGGCAGGCATCGGCATTGATGACATTGCCTACTTGGCATGGCATAAGCTGACCGCCGACAAGAAAGAGTCACGCGATTACGACGCTTGGCTTGCCACGGTTGATGAGATCAACATTCCTGACGTGGAGTCTGTAAACCCTACGGAAGCGGCAGCGTCCGCCGCCAGCTAGCGGACCTGCTGCTTACGACCGGGTGGTGGCCGCCTGAGATACCGTTTGATTTAGAGGATTTAGCCACAGTGCACCTGTTGGCTAAGAAGGCGGCGAGAAAGGGACAAAGATGAGCGTCGACACCACGTTGCAGGTCGTCGGCATCAAAGACGCTCTCCGAGTCCTAAACGGAATTGACAAGACCGCGCGCCGCGATCTGACCAAACGGTACAAAGAAGTTGTAGCGGACGTCGTCAAAGCAATCGGCTTGGCGATACCCAAACAAGCGCCGCTGTCTGGATTTGAGCGCTCATGGGACCCAAGCCGCAACCGTCCGGTGGCGCGCAGCACGTTCAGGCGCGACATTGTCACGGGCGTACTGGCGGAACGCCGCCGCAAAGAAGGCGCCAACGCAATCTTGCCTTACGAATTCCGAGCGAATCAGGTCACAGCTGGAGTCAGCGGCAAACGTCCTCGAAGGCACAGCGCTGGCTTCTACAGTCATCTGGCTACGTTCTACATTCGCACCAACAGCAAATCGGTGACACTGTTTGATATGGCTGGCCGCGGCAACGGCGGATTATCGCCCAACGGTGCCCGAATGATCGCAGCCCTAAACGCCCGGTATGGCAAGCCGTCCCGCGTAATGTGGCCGACCTACGAGAAACATAGCGGTGACGTACAAGACGCGGTGCAGCGTATCGTTAATGATCTAATGACCCGAGTCAATCAAGAGCTGAGATCGTAATGGCCGTCACAATCCCTATCGTTAGCGAATTCGACGGCACCGGGGTCAAGCGCGCCATCGCCGAATTTAACCAATTGGAGACGGTCGGCCAGAAGGCTCAGTTTGCGCTGCGCAAAGCCGCGATCCCCGCCACTGCCGCGGTCGCTGGGCTCGCTGTGGCGCTTGGTGGCGCGACCAAGGCCGCTATGGAGGACGAGGCTGCACAAACCCAACTTGCGGGCGTCCTGACCCGTTCGGGAATGGCTACAGCCGAACAGGTAGCACAAACCGAGGCTTTCATTAGCGCACTATCGCGCGCTACCGCAGTTGCGGACGACGAGCTGCGCCCGGCAATGGCAACATTGACCCAATCAGTAGGCAGTGTCGAATACGCCCAAGAATTGCTTGTCCAGGCGCAGGACATTGCCGCGTCAACAGGCAACGACCTTGCAACCGTCACTGACGCCCTATCAAAGGCGTACAACGGCAATATGAAAGGCTTGCGCTCCCTCGATGCGTCGCTGATTCCAGTTATCAAAGACGGTGCCAGTTTTACCGAAGTCATGGAGATGCTGGCATACACCACTGGGGGTGCAGCTGCCGCCGCGGCTGAAACAGCCGAAGGCAAGATGCGCAACCTGTCAATCCAAATTGGTGAAGCCAAAGAATCCATCGGTGCCGCGCTTATCCCAGTCGTCGAACGCCTGATCGATTTGCTGTTGCCGATGGCGGATTGGATGCAACGCAACACCGACGTCGTGCTTGCCCTGGCAGGCGTCATCGGTGGCCTGTCGGTCGCGGTGCTCGCAATCAACGCCGCCATGAAGGTCTATCAAGCAACCCTTGTTGTCGTAAAGGTTGCGCAGGCGGCACTCAACTTTGTGATGAGCGCCAATCCGATCGGGCTCGTCATCCTGGCCATTGCCGCGCTTGTCGCCGCGTTTGTGATCTTGGAAAAGAAGTTCGGGGTCGTCTCAATGGCTGTTGAGTGGCTGGGCGAACAGTTCTACAAGTGGATCATCAACCCGCTAAAAACAATCATCGATTTGGCGGGCCGCGCCGCGTCAGCCGTAGGCAAGATCGCCGGAGGCATCGGCGGAGCGATCAGCGCCGTCATCCCAGGCCTAGCGGAAGGTGGCATCGTCACCAGCCCCACCCTGGCCATGATCGGCGAAGGCGGCGAACCCGAAGCCGTAATTCCGCTGTCACAGCTGGACCGTTACGGCGGTGGCGGCGGTATCAACATCACGATCAACAGCACAGTGGCCGACGAACGCCTCGGTGACGTCATCGTGAACGCCTTACGCCAATACAACAGGCGGTCAGGCCCGATCAACGTCGCGGTGGCCTGATGCCCGCGGCAGTAGTCCAATCAGGCACCTACACGCTAGAGCTTGATACCGGGTGGGACGTCAACAGCTTCAGGCTTGACGACCCCGTAAAAGGCGTCCTCGACAACACCACCTATCTGCTTGGACCGTCAACCCAGTACGCCGATATCACCGAATTCGTCACAGCCGTCCAATACAAGCGGGGCCGCCAAAAACCTGACGACCAATTCGGTGCGGGCACCCTGACCTTCGTAATGCGCGACGAAACAGGCATCCTCGGCCCATACGACTCCAGCAGCCCCTACTACGACCCCAACAGCAACCAGCCCGGGCTCGCCCCAATGCGCCGCGTCAGGTTCAGCCGCGGCAACGAATACCTGTTCCAAGGCACAGTTATTGCCTACGACTACAACTTTGAGCTCGCAGGCCCCAACATAGTCACCGTCAACTGCGCCGACGACTTCTACAAACTCGCCCAGGCATACCTTGACGAATGGAACGTCGGGGTAGAAACCACTTCCCAGCGCGTCGCAAGCCTTCTAGCACTCCCCGAACTCGACTACACGGGCAGCACGTCCATCGAAGCGTCCAGCGTCGCCCTGGGGCACGACAGCGCCTACACGGTGCCCGACGGTACCAACGCCCTGCAATACCTGGGCCAGATTCAGGAAGCCGAACAGGGTCGCGTATTTATGTCCCGCGACGGCGTCTTGACGTTCCAGAAGCGGATCGGCACCACGCTCAGCAACCCGGTCATCACGTTCGACGACAACGGAAACACTCCCTACGACGGGCTGACCGTCGAATTCGATGCCGACAACGTCGTAAACCGCGCCCAGGTCATCGACCTTGACGGTGCTGTAGCCACCGCCGACGACCTGGCAAGCCAAGCCAAATATTTCATCCAAACCAAGTCAATCCAGAACAGCATCCTGGAAAACAGCGAACTGCAGGACCTGGCCGACTACCTGATCGTCGCCGAACCGGAACCACGGTTTACAGCCATCGGCACGAAGTTCGCCATGCTCACCAGCCTGGAACGGGACACCGTAGCCACAGTCGATATCGGCGACACGATTACCGTGCGCAAAGTTATCCCAGGGCTCAACACGACCCAGGCCGAGGAACTGAGCATTGAGGGCATCGAAGCCAACATCGACTTCCAATCAGGGCACCGAGTCACGTTCTACACCAGCCCCACCACCATCGTTTACCAGCTAATCCTCGATGATCCGACCTACGGCGTGTTGGACGCGCTAAACGTCCTAGGATAGGAGCACCATGGCAAAGCAGACCTTTACGATTGGCCAGGTACTTGAGGCTGCGGATATGACCGCGCTTCAGGCCAATGATTACAACTGGACCGTCGACACCAAAACCGACAACTATGTGCTTGTCGCTGGAGACGCTGGCAAGCGCATCGTGATGAACGCGGCAACTGCCAAGACGATCACGGTCAATACCAGCGTGTTCACTGCTGGCGACACTGTGTGGATTCACAATATCAACACAGGGACTTGCACCGTCACAGCTGGTACGGCGACGGTGAATACAGCGGGCTCATTGGCCCTTGCTCAGTGGGAGGGTGGAGCGCTGTACTTCACGAGCGCCTCGTCGGCGATCTTTTTTCGCGGTGGCGGCACCTCTGTTCTAAGCATTGACTATCTACTCGTCGGCGCCGGCGGCGGCGGAGGTTCAGCCGCTGGAAACTCGGGCGGCGGTGGCGGCGGTGGCGGTTTTCGTACCGCAACAGATTTGATTGCCAAAGGCAACACCTACACAGTCACGGTCGGCGCAGGCGGTTCGGGAGGCGTTCCCGGAACGTCACAATACGGACGGAACGGGACGGCGTCATCATTTATTCGTAGTGCCAACGGTGGAGGCGGCGGCGCCGCAGCGGCAGACGGTGGCGCACAAGGTTCCAACGGCGCCTCCGGTGGGGGTGGCAGCCGTTCGGGCGCCGGCGGCGGGAGCGTTTCGGGCGAGGGCAACGCGGGCGGGTCATCAAACGGAACCGGCAACGGGGGAGGGGGCGGCGGCGCTTCAGCCGTTGGTGGCAACGGGAATAGCACGACGGGCGGCAATGGTGCTGCGGGGTCTAGCAATGATTACAACAACACCTCGCAGGCGTATTCAGGCGGCGGCGGTGGCAGCGGTTCGGTGACAGCCGGTGCTGCTGGTGACGCATCGGCCGCAGCAAGTCCGAACAGCGCGCCCGCTAATCGTGGAGGCGGTGGCGGTGGTGCTCGCGATGCCACCACAGCAGGCAACGGCGGTTCAGGTCGCGTCGTGCTTCGCATACTTACCGCCGACCTCAACAAATTCACAGTCACTACCACAGGGTCACCAACCACAGGCACATACAGCACGTACACCTATTACGACTACACCGCCACTGGCACATTTAGGATTGACTAATGGCACACTTCGCACTCATTGACGACACAAACACCGTTCGAGAAGTAATCGTTATCGGTAATGACGACTGTGGCGGCGGCGAGTTCCCCGAATCCGAACCCATTGGGCAAGCGTTTATTGCTTCGCTCGGTCTCTCTGGTCAATGGCTCCAAACTTCCTACCACGGGAACTTCCGAAGTCGCTACGCGGGCATCTCGTACACATACGACGCTGACATTGACGAATTCGTTGCCCCGGTGGTTATTGATGAAGCTGAGTGACGAAACTAAATGCTTGGTCGGAAGCTGGTTGCGCGCATTCGTCGCAGGCGCCGCCGCGCTCGCTATGAGCGGGAACTGGCAGCTCGACGACGTACTAAAAGCCGGGCTCGCAGCAATGCTCCCGGTGATTTACAACTGGGCTAACCCGAACGATAAGCGGTATGGCCGCAAATAGATTGCCCATTCGCCCCGTGCGAATGCCAGCCGATTTGGCTGGACAAAAGAACGGTCAGCTTCACCCTGGGCTACTGCGTACTGTGCGCCCATATGGGCAGCTGCACAGGCTTGCCGCTGACGCCTACGAAGCCCTCAGAGAAGCCGCAAGGCCGTTCGGCGACCAAGTGCGCCCCATCAAGCCCACAAGCAGCCTGGACACGTACAGACCCCTTACAGCGCAAGAACGGGTGTTCTTTGCTCGATACACAAACGAATATCGACCCAACCCCAAATCGATACGAACGTACAACGGGCAAGTTTGGTACATACGCAACAACATTCTGGCGCCCGTGGCGACACCGGGCTCCTCGTTCCATGGATGGGGCTTGGCCGTTGATATTTGGAATGCGTCAGGTAAACGCTTGGAGTGGCTGCTCGAACACGCACAGCATTACGGCTTCAGTTGGGAGTTGCAATCAGAACCGTGGCACATTCGCTACGTTGTAGGGGACAAAGTACCCCCCGCAGTGCAGCGCTGGAAGGACAGCCATGCCAACGGAAGTGATCGTCGCCCTAATTAGCACAGGGGGAGTCAT